GCCCGTTCTATCGGTTGTAGGTGTTAAAATTGCATCAGCACCCATAATTCCTGTGACAACAAGTGACGCATTAGAACCTGTGCTACTTGTGACTGTGATTGTGGGTAAACTATCTTTTGTATAGCCTAACCCACCTAAAGGAAATGATTGATTTGTATTGTTGTTGGCATAAACATATCGTGCATTGATAATTGAACCAGCCGTATTAACAGTTACATTGGCAAATGCTCCAACACCCGTGCCGCCAGTAATTAATACTGTGTTTGCATTACCATATCCTTGGCCACCATTTAATACTTGAATTGGTTGAAGTATGCCAAGGAAACTAAGTGAATCAGTTCCTACATCAGTTGTATACAAAGAACTTACATCGACAGCAGGTGCAGAAGAATATCCTCCACCTTGATTGGTAACTTGTATTGAACCGATTGGTCCAACTTGTAGAGTTCTAAAAGTTAAAGTGTCACGCAAAGTAGAATTTGTGTTTGCGCTGACGGCAAATGATGTATATGTCTGAGCAAAGGTTGAATTTCCAATTGCAACATTAGCTACAATGCCTAATGTGTTACTTGTAATAAGTGTAACATTGGCTAATCTAGCATCATCTAATAAATTAATTCTAGCAGCGGCACCGGTACCACCGCCGCCAGAAAATGTGATGGCTGAATTTGGAAATACTCTATAACCATGAGAAGGGTCAGTTACAACTAAACTCTCAATAGATCCTGTTGTTGTTCGACCAACTTCTGCTGTTGCACCAATCGGGTTTGTTACATCAGGACTTAATCCACCAACAACAATAACTGGATCGCCAGGTTCATAGAACAATCCTCGATTTCTTGGATTAATTGTTATAGAAGATAAAACACCTACAACTTTACCTCTAAGTATTGTGGCGCCAGTTGGTATACTTACACCTTGATTTTGAATGTATACTTCACCATTATAGAAGTATACATCAAGATTATTATTATCCACAACACGGACAAACTCACCAGATTCAAACAGACGTTGAATGTTTGAGATGAAAACTTCTGTTTTATCTCCTACTGCCGCAGAATAATCAACTGTTGCATATGACTGTGAGGTTTCACCAAACAACCTTAAGCTGTTAATTTGTAACCAATTCAAATCAACCGAATTGATTCGTAATGATTTAGATACAATCCATTTACCATCAGAAGCTTTTAATATTACATCTGATGTATTGAAAATCTCGGCCTGTGAATCATACAATGCACGAAATAAAAACTGATATGATTTCTCAGTACCTTTTGAAAGATAAAACTCTTTTGCAATCTTTAACAGTTTTCTTTTATCTGTTAGAGCATCTTCTGGTATATAAGGTAGAAAATCTTTTAGAAAGTATGAAACAAAACCATCTAATGTAGAATCCACATCCATATAATTGAGTAGATTCTTGGCACCATAAGTTACACCTTCACCACTTGTATTGGCTGTCGTAACGGATCCGTTGGCTGAGTAAGCAGTTTCTAACCATTCATAGTATGCCTGAATAAAATCAACAAAAGTGGAATAGTTAATATTATCCCGAACAAATTCGGGAAGCTGCTGAGGAATCAGTAGTGATGTTTTATAATCGTTCGGTATCATGTATTAAACTTTGGCTACAATACTAATATTGATAGCATTAAGGTCGGTGTTATCGAGAGTAATAATTTTATCTCTTGCAGAAGATACAATCGTGGATGTTGGCACGGCTTGCACACCCAATACACCTAAAGGATTATTAATTGCAGACGGATTGAAATCGATGAGTGTTACAATACCTTGAGCATAATCTACTGTACCGGCATTGGCATTGAGAATCTTCTTAACATTGTTTTCAAAATAATAAGTTCTCAATGTACCTTTATTACCAGCAAGAACAGCCACAGCAGATGCCAAAGAACCATTACCATCAGTTGATGTGATTTGCACAATAGCCTGTGTATAATTAACACCAACATCAATCATTGTAATACTATCTACTTGACCATTCACAACAGTTGCTCTTGCTGTGGCACCTGTACCATCACCAAGGATAGTTACAGTTGGTGTTGATGTGTAACCAAAACCAGGATTACTAATAGAAATTGATTCAACAAATGTGGTTGACGATGGAGTTTCTTCTAAGTATACAGAATCTCGTACCACACTATTATTATCAACATCAATTACTTGAAATGTTGGTGTGACACTAATACTTTTACCAAAAATATCTTTTTTTAGTGACGTTCCATATTTCAATGTGTATGTTGTTGATGAAGTTAAACTCGGAACAAGTCGTTTCTGTAAAGCAATCGAAGCATCATTTGTAATAAAAGAAGGACTGACCGATTGTACCGTAGAAATTAATGTTGAAAGTTGGAATGTAGAGTTAAATGTATTGAGTGTATCAGTTGCAAATCCTTGAATAGCAGTCAATACTTGTGTCTGTAACTGTGAAGAAGTAAGTGTTGTCAACTTTGTATCGTATAGTATATTTGAATTGATGACCAAATAATTATAATCAACATCAATAATTCTTGGTTGAACTGTCAGAACAGAAATAGGTTTAATGATTTGTTCTTCAATGACTGATTTTTGTGATTGTGTTAATAGATAACCACCACTTGGTTTAATAGCCACAAACACCACACCATAAACTGGTGGATCATTTTCTTCACCACCCCACACATTGACCGCATCAATTGGAAATATACCCGAATTGTTTTGAATTAAGAAAATGTAATCTTCTTTGGTTACTGCACGACCTTGAGCAGCATACGATTTTGGTGCAGTATATTTAATTGATTCAATACTTTCTCTTTCTGCACCTTGAGTTGCTGCTTGCACTGGTGTAATTGTTGAACTTGAAAAACCAGAGATTGTATCCATCAACACAAAGTTATTGGCATCGGTTGCAGCTGTACCTGAAGTGATGATGTATGATACAGACACCACATTACCATCTGTTAACGCTTCACCTAATATGCCATCACCAAAATAAATTTGATAGAAACCATTTGTTGCTTCTTGTAAAAAGAAAGCCTTGGTTGTGCCGTTGAGTGCCAAATAGTCATCAACTAATGTGAATACTTGTGAAGAAGTATTGGATGTGCTTTGTTGAACAACAACAGAGATAGTAGTCGTATCTACATTGGTGTCAGGTAATTCAAAGATTGCTGTTGGATTGGCCGCAGAATCATAGGTAAATGAAAGAGTAACTGGTTCACCTTGTTTGATAACTAAATCATTAAAAGTTACTGTGTTGTTGGCCAAATCGGTGTTTTGTGTCGTTGAGTTAAGTGTAACAAACCTATAACTGACGCCATCAATCGCCTCAGAAAGAAAACTGGTAAATTTTGGTAAAGTTAAAGAACTGGTAGTTACATTGTTCATCACCAAATCAATCTGAGCTCGTGGTGCGGCTGCCGATTGTGGTGTATAGTTTAATAGTTTGGCATGAGAAACAACAGAACTTCTTTGCAATGCTGAATCCAAGAACATCTCGTTGGCCACCATGTTGAGATAGTATGCCTGATATTGTGTATTGTATGCAAGAACATCCAACAGAGTAGAAAGTGCAGAACCTTCGTAATTATAATCTTGAAGTGTGGTTTGAGATTGTAAGTACCGTTTTAGATTGGTTTTAATTGTATTAAAATCCAAATCGGTAATTTGAATATTTGAATTTTCGCCTGCCATTTTATCTATTTCTCTCTAAAAGGATGGTAACTGTTGTTGGTAGCGTTGCATTTTGTATGTAAAATTCTAAACTCACTTCATACGCATTTTGGTCTGGTTGTGCATTTACGGTGACACTTTTTAACAGAGCACGAGGTTCATAGTTCGTAATCATGTTTTCAATTTCGGTCTGCAACGATGACGATGTAATGGGTGAAATAGGTTCAAACAATAAATTGTTAATATTGGAACCTAACTCTGGTTGAAACGGCCTTTCATAGTGGTTCGTCAATAAAAGGTTACGAACCGACCTTATAACAGCCATTTCGTCATAACTTAAAGCGACATCATTGGTCACCGGTTTACGGGTGAATGTGAAATCTATGTCGGAATATAAGTTCTTTATGGTTGCCATTGTTTATTTATTCTGCTCTGGAAGTAAATTTGCTTTTTAGCATCTTGAAATGCGCCTAAAAAATTTTTGGGCCGGAATCAAAAAATTCGAATTTTGGAATTATGAGTTTATTCTTTCTTTAATCTTGTCTGTACCAACAAAGTTGTTGACCAAATAGGTCTCCGTTTCACCCATATTGGTAAATTTCTTCACCTGATTGTATTTGTCTACAAAACTACGCAAATTAGTATAGTAGGTTACATCAGCATTTTGTCTGGTTATCAAAAGTGTGTTGGTATTTGATATATCAGAAAGAATCTGTGATATTTGTGCTTCTGTCAAATTGTTGGCTGTCACTCCATTTGTTAGAGTTACAAGACTATTGGCCAAAGTAACATTTGTTGAACCTACTTGAGGACCAATCAGTATACTAGTAAAGCTACCTAAAATAGGTGAAGTATTGGTTATATTGTCAGTTTGATTGGTGATATACAAGGCAGTCTTACCTAATCCCATGGCCGTGTCATAATATGGATTCTCAACTTCTTGGCCAACAAAGGGTGTTACTCCTGATATTCTGTTAGTGTGTGCTAAAAACGAAGTTGCAACATTCGCAAGTGTATTTGCAGCTGTAACAATCAAATCACAATTTGCAATGTTTTGACTGGCCCCAGTATTTGCCACAGTTATCATGGTTTGTGAAATTGTAATGATTGAACCGGTATTAGAAGCCACGGGGTTTTGATAATATCCGCCAACTGCGTTATTTGCAATGTCTTGTGCCTGCCAAGTTTCAATAAACGCCGGCATAGAGTTTAGATGTGCAACTGTATTTGCAGAAAGATTTAATACATCACCATTTGGGTCACTAAAATTATAACCTAATGTTGCATATACTCCAGTTGCGTTATTAACTAATGCCATTATCTAAACTCCAAAGAAAGGTGTCAAAGGCGGACTGGTTGGTCCTTTTGGTGAATTGTGTATATGGGTGTTATAGATGCCTTTGTTAATAATATCAGACATCAATACAGCATTCATAATACCAAATGTTCCCAAAGGTGCTTCAACTGAAGTTAATGAAGTAATTGGTCCTTGTGAATATACACCCAATAAACCTGCATACAATCCAGTACCAGCATTAATTCGTGTTTCAGCAGTAATTAAATCAGCCGAAGCAGAGCCAGCAACTACCAAATCAGAGTCTATGTAAACATGGTCAGACGCAGCCATACGGATTGCACCACCAAAGTTCTCATTAGCAGTAATTGACATATCACCATCACTAGATTGAGAAATATCACCTACAACTCTGGTGTTCATTTTACCACCAACTAATAGATTGTAATCACCTGCTACCTGAACATTGTGGTCACCTTTAACTTCCATATTGGCATCACCCTCAATGGTAATATTACAGGTACCTTTGATTAGAACATTTTTACCTTTTAAGTAAATCTCGTATCCAGTACCATATACCTTATGCACCTCATCGCCATCAGGATGCATTTCCAAGAAAGTACCTATACGGTGCTGTAACCGAACTCGTTCTCTTGTTGGAGTGTCGTCCATCTCAAAGGAATGACCAGATTCCGTCTGTTGTATGTTATTATATGGATATACTGGTGGAGTTTCGGTATTTCTAGCCGATTCTGGTTCTGTCCAAGAGTTATCTGAAGGTGATGGTGGTAATATTGCCATAATTAAGGTGCCGATTTATTTTGTGATGGTGGTTTGGCCGGAGCTTCGTATGATGCAATAATTGCATTGGCTGCATCAAGTTCTGTTTGATTTGTGGGTATCAAAAGACCAACTGTTGCCGCACCAGCAATATTAACTGTACCTGCTACAACAGCAACTGTTGCGGTTACTGTTTTGGCTGCCGACTCGGCTAAGGCTTTTGCTTCTTTAATAATGTCATCATAATTACTAGGTCCTTCTGAAAAACCTTCTGAAAGACCAGCACCAATATCAGAAAAAACAGAACCAATTAATTTAATTAATCTTGACAAACAATCTTGAAGTAGTGCTAAAAATTTTGCAGGTAAACTTAAAATCCAAGCAATGATTGCTCTTAATTTGGCAATGTAAGCAATAACATATTTTTGAAAATCTAAAATTGGTTGCAAAATTTCTTTATTGATACGATTAACTTCTCTAGCAATGGCTTTTAGTGTGGTTGCCAGCCAAGAAGTTTCGCCTGTAGGGTCAGCAAAACCCAATGCTCTTAAAACTGCTCTAATTGCATCTCTAATATATTTGGCCGTAGCCTTTGCATATTTTTTAAATTCAATATTTTTTTGTATATCGGTAACAAAATCACACACATGAGCCAAGTTATCATTGGCAAAACCAACACTAGTATTGGCAACAATACTTCTTGCACCAGCAGGTACTTGAGGATTACCTTTAGTTTGTCCATCATTAACCTGAGTTGGAGATGGTGCTGGTGATTCAACGGCTGTGCCACCAACAAAAGTTACAGATACAATAGAAGGAGGTAATTGAATTTCATTTGCCATTTATGCTATTCCCGGTAAAACGCCCATCATAATTGGTGCCTGTCCTGAATCTCCGTCCATAAAGAAACCGACCACCCAATCACCTAATAGTGGTGCTGAAAATGATTTTGAATTGTTAATTGGATACATTGGTTGAGCCCATGGTAAATCTTGTGTAGGTAATTCACTAATATTGTCTGTGTGCCAACCAAATATTCTAAGTTGACATCTTCCCATACCCAAAGGATCTACTCGGTTTTCAACTACACCGATGAACCAAGTAAAACCATCTTTTCCTATAAAATTTTGCATTATAATTTAACTGTATTTTGCCAAACACCAGAATCATTGTTGATACCAGTATATGGTTTAGGTGTGCTATCTTTCGCAATTTCAAGGACAGTTTGAAATGCTGTTGGTTGTATAATGTGCCTTACAGCAGTCACCAAATATTTACCAGAGTAAAATTCGTCCAAGTTTTTTGTTTCTGTGGTTGGTTTTAAAGTTAGTAAATTAAAGTTAATTGTTCGACCAACAGTAATTCCTGAATCACCAGGTATTTTAATCTTTAACACAGTATAGTTTGCCAATGAAATTTGAGCAGTTCTATTTGGCACATATGTTTCAATTGCAATGTTTTTGGCAACACCATCAACAACTTGCTTTATATATGGCTGATTTTGTTGAAAAGCATTACTAGTAGCCACCTTAAATGAGGCATTGTAAGAATCAGAATTTGTTAATCCTAGTCTATTTTTTAATGTATTTGTTGGGCTTCCAGGATTTAATGTTTTTGCCTGAGATTTATATTTGATATAATTAAAATCTGTAACCTTACTTGTTCTAGACATGGTATCAAGAGATATAAGTCGATTTGACAATGTGCCAGAATTAACATCATTCATCATATCATAAACTTTAACAAACTCATAGTCTAAAACACTTATTGTTTTTTCTTGAAAAGATTGTGTTTTATCTTCTATACCTTGTTGTTGATATTTGTATGTGGTATAAATGTTATCTTTAAACATTGATTGCAAAGAACGGAAATTAAACCCGTCCTTTGTTTCAAAAAATAACATATCAGCACCAATTTCACCTGCACCTTTAGGCCTTGCATATGTTGACAACCAGCTGATTGCTTCAAAAGGTTTGAAACGAGGCACAATAAAATCATTTATACCATTTGTTTTCTCAATTCGTATTTTCTCTTTTTTTACTTTTAATTTGTCAACTAATATATCAGTAATAACCTTATCAATTTCTTTACCTTTGTATGACTTACTAATCTTAGTTTGTTCTGATAATAATAATTCTTCCGAGCAAAAGTAAAAAGTATAATATTCAGAGTTTAAGTTACCAACAGGTTTTCTATCTCCTATTTTGTATACTCGATATACTTGTTTATTTGTATTTGAAGCATTTTTAGATTTTGCAAAGATTATTTCAACAAATTCATTTCCTGTCAAATCCAACAGCTCAATATATCCTTGAGCATCTACAATCGTAACATAACCAGACACAGAAAAACTGTAGATATCTTCATAATATGATAATTCTATTAACAACTTTTTCATTTCAAATCGTTGGCCAGAACCTGTTAAAAAATTAATAGATTCTAAAGAATAATCTTGCGGATAATACGCACCAGGATTTTCTACATCGGTGTAAATATTTTGGTCAATTTCAGCCATATTTTAAGCAGCCATCAAATCAGTAAATTGTTTTTCTAATTGGTCAACATAAGCAGAATTTAAAATTCTAATACTTCTTTTTGATTCATTTAAATTTAATTCATAGTCATAATAACTTACAGCAGCCTTTGTGGTAGTGATTGTTACACTTCCTGTTGGTAACACATAAGTGCTAGTACCTATGACCAATGAGTTATATGTATCTTCATCAATAACGATGTTTTTGGTTGTAGTGGTTTGAGTTGATGCATCGTATTGTGTAACAATTTTTTCATAATGTTGCACAGTTGAATAAGGATTAAATGAAGTATACTTATTTGCTATGTAAGCATCAAAATCATTAGTTGATAATGGCCAATCCCATTGTGGGTCTGTTATTTGATTTGCAAATAAAACAATCCAATATCGATAAGAATCACCATAGTATTTGTATGCCACAATTTCAGGTGTGTCACCATCTTGCACATCGTAGTCATAATACACCATTGGATTTTTTAATATCTCAGGTATAATGGAACACCGAGCCATCAAATCGGTCATAACAACAGAATTACGATTTGCGTCTGTCTTTATAATTTTTGGTAATGTATTAAAATATTGCATTTTAATATCCCTGTTCTATTCTATCTCTTGTCAAGAGTTCGATTTCTTTAAAATTAATAGTTAATTGAATTTGAGTTGGTGCACCATCAGATTGAGTGGTAAAACCATTTGGTGCATAATTCACATCAATATTTTCTATAACACTTTTTGTTATCTTATTAATTTTTTTATTTTCTTGACCATTAAAAAAGAATTTTGGTGTAAAAATAGAGGGTGGTACAAAAAACATACCGGCTGAACCTGTAGCAAGTCGAGGAGCGGCATGAACTTTAAATAGTTTAATAATCTTTTCTACAGTTGCGGCTTCTTGTCTTGAATATGGTGTAAATGTAAAAGCCATTTGATAAGTTCTAAAATCAATACCTTCAAACAAAATTTGTTGTTGTGGGTTAAAAGCGTAACCTTGACCTCTTAATAATAATTTGGCTGGTCCTGAATTAATGGCTCCCAAAACAGTTTTAGCTGCTTTACCAATAATAGGTGTTTGTTGTGCTGCAGTGGCTAAACTTAATTTGTCATACTGAGCTGCATATGTAAAGTTTACTGTTTCTGGAATATATAATGAAATTGTTCCAACTGTTTTTAATTCTGGCTGAGTGAACTGAACTGATTTTAAAATACTGTTCGGATCTTCACGAAACTTAGAAATACCACTAGCTAATTGATTGTATGTTTCTAAAGGACTCGTAATTGCATCTGTGATTCCAGCGGCCGCTGACTTGGCTGCACCAAGAAGTTTATCTGTTACTTCATTAAATGTGGCTGGTTTAATTTCACCAATTGTAAACTGAACATAATGGCCTCTGGTGGCCGATTGCAAATCTCTTGGATACTGTAAATCGGTTCGACCAAACTTGTTTTGATAAAGAGCACCAAGTGGTCCGTTGACTACTGCACCGGGTATGGATACACCGCCGATGGATGTTGGTATTGAAATGATAGCCATTAGGTTGTCCTAAAAGAGAGATACATAATACTATATTTATGGCATATTCTGGACGATTTACACCCTCTAACCCCCAAAAATACATTGGGGATTATAATAATATCATCTACCGCAGTTCGTGGGAGGTGAGGTTTATGCATCATTTTGATAAAGCCGATTGGTGTGTTTCGTGGTCAAGTGAAGAAACTGCCATTCCTTATATGTCACCAGTAGACGGCCGATACCATAGATACTTTCCTGATTTCATAATTAAAGTTCGTACCAAAGATGGCATTTTAAAGACATGGATGGTTGAAGTTAAACCAAAAAAACAGACACAGCCACCAGAAAAACAAAAAAGAGTGACAAAACGATATATTACGGAAGTGACAACCTGGGGAGTTAATCAGGCAAAGTGGCAACAAGCTAAAGAATATTGTGCGGACCGAGGCTGGGACTTTGTAATATTAACGGAGGATCACCTACCGTCTTTTTAGTGCTTCCCTAATTAAAGCCAATTCTCGCATTTTTTGCTTAGTTTCTTCTGAATGTCCTTTTCCTTTTCGTGTTTTAGACATCTTTAGTTTTGTTTCTTCGGAAGCTTTCTTACCAGTTTGTTTTAAAGATATTTTCTTTTTTGTTTCTAGAGTATGTTTTCCAGAAAAACCTTTGCATTTACCTTTTAAACTATTGCTTATATTCTTTCTTTGTTGTTCTGTGTATTTGTAACCTGTGGTACCCATAGTTGCACCACCCCAACCGTTGTGGTTATATTCAAAGCAGACGTCCTCATATTCTCTTGGTGTATATTCTATGTTGAAATGTCTACAAAGATTAATATCTACTATTCTTTGTTCTTCTTTGGTGAGCTTATAAATACTCATACTGGCATTCCTTTACAATGTTAGAGTAGGCGGATACCGTTAATATCGTGGCCTACACCTATTTATAACACTTGGAAATATATTGAGCTCTAAACTTACACAACTAGCAAGACAAAAAACCGCTTCGGAACTTCAAACGATGAGCCGAGATGCTTATCGTTGGATGACCAAGAAGATTAGTTCGCTTAGTAATCCTACAGGCATCGCTTCTACGATTGCACGAGAAGATAGAGGTAATCACTTTTACAATGGTGGTTTATATTTCTTTTATTATGATCCAAAAACAAAAGCAGATTTACCATATTATGACCGATTTCCATTGGTATTGGTACTCAACATTGAGGCAGATAGTTTTACTGGTTTGAACCTGCATTATTTACCAATTCAGTACCGAGTCGCCTTTTTGGATAAATTGATGGATTTTGCGGTAGTTGACGGCAATAAAGACATACAGCGTATGAATGTCACCTACGACATATTAAACGCCTCCAGACGGTTTAAAGAGTTTAAACCATGCTTCAAAAAGTATCTGATGAGCCATGTTCAGTCAAAAATACTTGCCGTGCAGCCAAATGAATGGGACGTTGCGGCATTCTTGCCAATTCAACAGTTTAGAAAAGCTTCCACATCTCAGGTGTGGCAAGAATCACTAGAGCAGATACGATAAGGAAACAAAATGGCAGGTTCGATTACCGAATTTAAAGCAAGTTTTAGAAAAGAAATTGCACGACCAAATAAGTTTGATGTCAACATTCCTGTTCCATTAACTTTGATACCTTATGTCAATAATGCAAAGAGTTTGAACTATCGGTGTGAAAGTGCTAGTTTACCTGGCAGGTCTTTGGCAACAACAGAACAAAAGATTGGTTCAAATCCTGTTGAGAAATATCCTTATCTTACAACATTTAATGATATACAATTAACATTCATTGTTGATGATGATATGAGCCAAAAGGTATTTTTTGACGCTTGGTTAAACTTTATCAACCCACAATACAATTACAATTTTAGATACAAAGGTGATTATGCAACAGTTATTACTGTAAATCAGTATGACGTTACGAATCAAATATCATATTCTTGTAATTTATATGATGCTTATCCTGTTTCTATTGAAGCTTTAGATTTAGATTGGGCGGTTGATGGTTATCACAAACTAAGAGTTACTTTTGCATACACATACTGGCAGAACAATTCGTTGCAGGCTTACGGTATGCAATTGGTTGATGCCGGTATTGCAGCTGTTTCTGATGCAATTGGTGGTTTAGGTGGTAATGCAATTGGTGCTTTAGGTCAAGCGGGTAATTTAATTCCAAATTCCTTAGCGACTCAAAATATACCTTCAATACCAAACGAGCAGACACCAAGGCAACTACCGAATGTGTAATAATTTTATTAATTTATTATAGGAGTTAATTATGGCTTTACCAAAACTTGACGTGCCGACATATGAAATTGAGTTGCCGGTTTCAAAAACTAAAATTAAATATAGACCGTTTCTTGTTAAAGAACAAAGAAATCTATTAATGGCGATTGAATCGTCTGAATCGTCTACCATTCAACAGAACATTAAAGACATTTTGTATAACTGCACACTTACTGAAGGTGTGAACATAGAGAAGTTGCCCATCATTGATGTTGAATATTACTTCGTCAATCTTCGTGCCAAATCAGTTGGTGAGATAGTTGAATCACGGTATCGTTGTAATAATGTGGTTGACGATGTTGAATGTGGTAATATTATGGAGAAAGAAGTTGATTTAACTCAAATTCAGGTACAAATGAATGAAGATGTTTCGGCTGAGATTAATCTCACATCAAACATTTCAATTAAGTTAAAGTATCCAGAGTTTGGTATTGTTAAAGATTCTTTGCAATATGAAAATATTAATGATGTCACCTTTCATATGATTGCACAGAGTATTGAATACATTTATGATGGTGAACAATTTTACTACGCAACTGAATCAACACCAGAAGAATTAATGGAGTTTGTTGAAGGTTTAAACCAAGAACAATTTGGTAAGATAGAAAACTTTTTTAATAATTTACCAAAACTAAAAGAAACATTAGATATTAAATGTAACAAATGTGGTTTTGACCACAAAATTGAAGTAGAAGGACTTGAAAGTTTTTTCGTTTAATATTTCGTCATGACAATTTAAAGAATTACTATAAGACAAACTTTGCGTTGATACATCACCATAAGTATAGTTTGTCAGAGCTTGAAAATATGATGCCTTGGGAGCGGGACATTTACGTTTCTATGTTGATTGCGTATATTGAAGAAGAAAACCAAAAGATACGGGAAAGACAAAGAAAAAAGTAAATGGAATACGGCAAAGCTGAAGGCATACGAAAAAAAGGACTAGCAGGCCTCATCACCGACAATTTGGTTGAAGGTCAAGGCATTGGTTCGTCTTTTGGTTCTGCTATATCCGATAGAACCAAAGCCACATTCACTGGCATTCAAGAAAAGTTCGACCCACTCAATATTGCCAAGAAACTTACTGGCGGTTCTAATCTAGCACCAGCACTTCTCGGCCGTTTAATGGGTCGTAAACAATCCACAATAGAACATTTTGCCAAACCAAGAAAAAGACCTTCTGCACGAGGAGTTAATTTTGAAACTGGTGGTGCATTAGAAGAAGGTGGTGAAGCAACTAAAGTATTGGGAATGATTTATGAAGAATTAAAAATGGCTGAAGAAACTCGAAAGTCATTGGCCAAAGCCAGAAGAAATGAAGATGATGCAAATGAGGAAAGAGAAACACAAAGAAATAAAGCCATCATTGCAGCTTTGACGGTCAGAAAGAAAAAAGAAGAAGAAGATAAAAAGAAAAGAAAAAAGAAAGAAGAAGTAAAAGAAAAACCTGGTGCACCAACAAAACCTACACCACCAGGTAAAGGTAAAGGCAAAGGTAAAAAACCTGCTAAAGAAGCACCAAAAGAACCTGCTAAAGAAGCACCAAAGCCTCCTACTAAAGAAGCACCAAAGCCACCAGTTAAAGAAGCACCAAAGCCTCCTGCTAAAGAAGCAGAAAAACCCACGGCCGCACCTGCACCAAAACCAGAAGTAAAGCCACCCTCGGCAGCGCCTGCTCCCAAGCCTGAAGTTAAGCCGTCAACTACGGCACCTGCACCAAAACCAGAAGTAAAACCACCAACAGCAACACCAACTGCTAAACCTCCAATAGTTGGTGGTGCGGCAGGTAAACTAGGTGGGTCTGCAGCAATCGTCATTTCTTCATTGGCTGCTGCTGGCCTTTCTTCTAAAGCACAAGCAAATGTATTGGCACAAGTAAAATCAGAATCTAATTTCGTGGCAAAAAGTGAAAATTTAAATTATTCTTCCGCAAAAGCAATTCAAAATACTTTTGGTAAAAATAGAATACCTAGTGAAGAATTTGCTCAACAATTTGTTAAAAATCCAGAAGCACTAGCAAATCATGTATATGCAAAAACAGATGGTAATTCTCAACCAGGTGACGGGTGGAAATATAGAGGCCGAGGTTTTTTACAAATTACAGGAAAAAATGCATATAAATCTTTAGGTGATTATCTTAAAATGGATTTAATTTCTAATCCAGATTTACTTAATAGTCCTGAAGTTGCTGCAAAATCTATACCTTGGTTCTTTTTAAATTATAAATCATATTTAACTAAAGGAGATCCAAAATCTCTTGAAAATATATCATTAGTAAATAAAGCCGTTGGTTTTTCTGATCCTACAGGTGAAAAAGCTACCAAACGAGCGGAATTGGCTTTAGAATTTGAATCACAAGGTTTAAACACCGGTAATCAAATTAACGCAGCTTCTGTTGAAAATAAAGATTTGAAACAAACTGAATCAGATAAGAATGCAAACATTGTAAATACCACCAATGTTAATCAAACAAATAATACACAACAAACAAATAAAAAACAAAAAGAGAATGACAGGCCAGCAATTCTTGAAAAGAGTAAAGGTTAAGAATGAACTACGAACAAGCCGATAGAATAAGAAAAAAAACATTATCAGATAGAATCTCTGAGAAAATGGTCGGTGGAGAATCTTTTGGTAAATCCATTTCTAAATCCGTTTCAGAAGGCAGCCAAGCAAGAATGACAAACTTAAAGAAAAAGTTTGATCCAATGAACATTGCTAAATTTATGACTGGTGGTTCAAATTTAGCTCCTGCTCTTGTTGGTAGATTGATGGGTAGAAGTGAAAAGGATATGAAATATTTTACCGGTAAACAAGGTAAAATGGATACAGCATCAAAGATAAAACCCACTCGTGAAAATGAAGAAGGTATGTTAGAGATGCTGAATGAGATTTATCTTTTGTTAGAAGATTCTCGACACTCACTTAAAAATCTATCACCAACAGAAGAAGAAATATTTGAAAGGGAATTAAAAGCTAAACAACGGCATAAAGAATTGCTTGAGGCTTTAAAATATAAAACAACAAAAGAAGAAACGGCAACAAAGAAAGAAGAACCAGATGTTTCAATATTTGATAATATCTTGGATATGTTTGGATTAAAAGACCTTGGTAAATTAGCAATTAGAGGATTGGGAAGTTTAGCAACAGCCGCTGTTACTGGTGCTGGTGGAGTTTTATTAGGCGGAGCAGCTGCAGCTGGTATTGCTTATTTCATGTATAAAGTTTTGACTGATGAATCCAGTTACGATAAAGATCCAAACTCACCTTTTAATTTGGCCTTAAAACAAGCAGAATCAGTTGGTGGCCTTGCCGGTGTTAAAGATGAGGAAGACCGTATTAGAAAACTTCCTGAATATGAAAAAACAAAAGCTGAAATTGCCAATTTTGAAAAGAACTATAATGAAAGTGAAAAATTAAATGATGCACAATTAAAAGGATATGCAGAGAGAGGTCCAGAAGCTGCACGAGCAGTTCAAGATTATAAAATTGAAAGAGATAAGTTACTTGGCAAACCGGCTACGGTACCAACATCAGCAACACCAAAGGCTGATTCAGGACCCACAGCGACACCAAAGGCTGATTCAGGACCCACAGCGACACCAAAGGCTGATTCAGGACCCACAGCGACACCAAAGGCTGATTCAGGACCCACAGCGACACCAACGGCTTCAGCAGAATCTTCCGACACGGCCACACCAATGCCTTCGGCGCCTGCATCAGCAGCCGTAATGCCAGCAACTAATGAGAATTTAGAAATGAATTTACCAACGGATTCAACTTCGGCTAATGAAACAATCAATACAACAAATATCAATGCACAAAATCAACCATCTCAAAGTGTTACCGAGATTCCTTCAGTAAGGAATATGGAAGAAACATTTCAAAGAATGATATTATACAGCACCAGAGTCGTATAATAACCAAAAGAAAACCACACCGTATCTTTCGACAGAGGGTGTGGCCGTGTTACTCTTATATAGAAGAATTAATCTTCTTCAGCTAACTTGCTGAAATATGCCATATCATCATCTTCCGATTCATCTTTAAAAGGAGAATCATTAGATTTAGTTTTGGCGTCAAAGTTCTTCGCTTTGGTTTGTTCTACGGTTGTCTTTGGTGCTTCACCATTGAGACCTAGAACTTTATCAAGGCGTTGTTTCAGAACATCATATGACTTGAATTCTTTATCAGAAGTCATCTCAGACAAAGAGAACTCTGACTTCCAAATCTTTTCCAATTCATCATCATCACTCAACAATGGAGATGATGATTCAAATTCAGACTTGTCATAGTTCTGATAACCTTCAACCTTACGAATCTTTAATTTGAAGTTGGCACCTTTCCATAAATCAAATGGATTGACTGCTGTTTCATCTTCAAACTGAGGATTCATCGCTTCAGTAATCTTATCAAAGATTTTCTTACCAAACTTAAACAATTTAACCTGACCTTCATTCTCAGGATGTTTTGGGTCGGACACAATATAAACGTTGGCAATGTAATTTAGTTTACGTTTTTGTTTACGAACAATATCTTTATTCGCTTCGATACCAGAATTCCACAATGCAGAATTGTGTTCACACACAGGACATTGTTGATTTTTGGTGGTTAAACAGTTATCAATTAACCAACCACCAGGACCTTGAAATCCATGTGAGAATACTTTGACCCATGGTAATGCATCATCGCCATCTACAGCAGGTGCTGGTAGAAAACGAATCGTAGCCATGCCGTTGCCAGCTTTGTCTACTTCTGGTCGCCAGAAATTATCGGATTTTTCGTTACCCTCGGATGAGGTATTGAGTGCCTCGATTGCTTTAGATAACTTATCGAGGTTGCCAGATTGGCGTTTGAGGTTCGCAAATGAACTCATAATTTACTTCCTTTCGTATAAACGGATTATTAACGGTGTATAAAACGGCTTGTCCACATTATTCATTATATAAGAATATTTATCCAATGTCAAGTATACATTTTCAAAATACCGATGGTGGTCATAGCATCAGTATGAAGTATACCAATACCACCCTCTACTCTCCATTGGTCGATGTTCTGTGAAGTATCATCAATCAATAGTGAATTTTCATTAGAGAAATCTCTCTTAAATCTTTTACCTGGTACTAAATTAACAGGAAACTCAATGTTGTGTTTATTCAACCAATCAATTTTTTGTTCTCTAATTTCTGCATCACGCTTTTCGGATGATGTTGAAGATAGAATCTCTGTTGGTATTGATAATGACCTGAGGTAGTTAATTAGCATCAGAGCATCAGGCATTAAATCTAATTTGGCAAACTGTCTTTCAGCAATGAACATGGTAAAAAACTTATCAAATGTTTTGTATGTGTCTGCATCTTTTGGTTCAATCTTATACAATTCTTTGTATCGCTTATTGAAATCAGCAATCACACCATCCATGTCCAAGTAAATCTTGGTAATCTTATGCATATTCTTTAATCTTTTCTTTTAAAAACTTCGTAAACTTTTCTTTATCGTATTGTATAAACGGTGTATATTTCTTTATAATTCTTCGGTGTGTTGGCCAAATAATATCTTCGGTGATTTGTTTTTCCCATTTTGGCATACAACCAAGTATATCAACTAGGATACAAACTGTTTCCAATGAAATCTTATCGTGCATCATTTTGGTAATTAACATTGGCCAACCACCATCGATTGGTTTAAAGTAATCATCAATATGCCAGAACTCAGCACCATCAACACTATCAAACATATACATTATATCATTCTCAAAGGTATATGTCAAGCTCTGTTGGGTTTTTTGCCACTTGGTATAGTTCTCATCACCATCCTGAAGTAAGTCGCCCACCCAATCACCTTTACCTTGGATAAAGTTGGCAATATAGAAGTTTTTTAATTCTTCTATATCGTATTTACGGGATAATTTATAGAATTGGTATTTTGATTTGTTGATGGTGAATGTCTGTTTAGATACATTTGTTTTTCCGTTATACTTAAAGTAATCGTAAGATTCGGAAGTAAAATGCAACTTCAAGGCATTCCATAATGCATATGCGGCAAAACCTGAATTTTCTGTCATAACAAATTATAGAGGGAGTTTTGAACTCTTTTTAATCAAATTTAATTCTTGTGCTTCTTCACGAATTTTTGCTTTGAGTGCGGAAGAAATTAATGTAGATGCCACTTCAACTTCTAATCCTTTTTCTTTGCAATGTTGTAGAATGGCATCCATGTGATTACATCTCAATTTGGATGCCAATTCTTCAATCATCATACTAAAATCTTTAATCTCACTTTTTGTTGGCATATTATATTTTACTTCTCTCTTTATAAAAAATGTGATTACCAATCTGTGTGATTCTTGGTAAATTCCAATTAGGCTTTACATAATTGGCATGATAAAACATTGCTTTCTCTTTATGGAGTGTAACATGAGCAACTTCACTTGTCAAGGCTTTCTTTGCAACAAGTACCGATTCTTCCCATTGATATGGGTTACGAACCATCGAGTATACATGGCCACAGAACCAAGAGAATTGGCAAATCATTTTACCATTGATTACATCTTTCTGTTTTACTACACCACAAACGGTGTTTGGAAATTTGCCAGAGTTTACACGATTGAGTGTTACTTGTGCAACTGCCAATTTACCTTCAAATGATTCACCAGCAGATTCATAATAAATGTTTTCAGCTAAACATTGAATTTCATTATTGAAATGTTGACTGGCAACTTTCATTGTTTGTTTTTCTACCTGAGCTTTTGCTACAGGCACGAATAGATTAACCGCAATTAATATTACTGAGGTTGCAATTAAAAATTTATTAGTTACTTTTTTGTTGAAATACATCTTTCTTCCTTTTTGATGTTCTGGCCACCAAACATCAGGCGGCCAGATTTCTCCAATTACGAATTCGTTTTCTTTGTAATTTTTACTTCAGGTTGTGGAGTGGTTTGAGAAACGAAACCATTGAGCATCTCTGCTTTTTTAATGATTTCTTCTTCGGAGGGAAATGGTGGAAAACCTGGATGTTGTGGTGAAGGAGTTCCGTTAATCTTGGATTCTTCTACCTTGGTTGTCCACTCGTTTGAAATAACTTCACGCTTGCCATAATAGTCATCGGTGAGCATTTCTTTGGCCATTTTTAAGAGTTCTAGCCGAATCTCATAAGGTGTCATACTCATTTACTTCTCCTTGTGTGTGTTTATGTGTATTACCAGCGGTTTGTGTGTTGCTGGTACTTTATTTATGCAGAGTTAATCTACATTCTTGGAGTGTATACTAATCCAACATAAATGTCAAGCGGTTGCTGCAATTATCTTACAATGTGAAACTGGTAATTAACCGAACAGGTAAAATACCGTAAACAAAACGGTCAAACCGGCTGCAAGTACTATCAATGTACCTAATCTCTGTTCAATTTTTTCTTCCGAATAGTTTTCGAAGTTATCTTTACTCATTTTTTTCTTTCGTATTAGTGTTTGTACTATTAGTATTTATACTTAGAGAATTACCATTTTTGGTCATTATAATTATGTGTGTAATTAGTTTTAAAAAAATTCTGCCGTTTTTTCTATACCATTATTTTTACAATAGTCGTTTCTGTAATTAAAAAACGATTCAACAGCTGGTTCTAATTTCCATTTTTCAAAAGTTTCGGCATCTTTAAAAATTGTAGTAAAAACTACCGTTTTTTGGTTTTCATTTTCAACTTTATAATTATCAATTATTTTATTTGTGGTTAGATATTCATCTCTGGTTTGAATAAAATTTTCAGGCACATCCCAAAAAACAGGTGGCCAAGTTGGGAATTTAAATGTCATCACGGTTGTCATTTGTATTGGTCCTTATAAAATTGTATAGCTTTTACCAAACCAAGAATGTGGTCTTGTGTCTGTTGTTTAAATATCAATGGCTGTTCATCTTCAACCGCCATAATAATAACTAAGTTATTTATAGGTATGCCAATCATTTCTTCATACATCAAAGCGTATGCTGCCGTTTGCCAATAATAATCTTCAATGTCTGCACTTGATTTAATCTTCTTGGATGTTTTAAAATCAATTACGGATAACTCACCATCGAACTCAGCAATACAATCG